GATTTACTATAGGTAAACTTGTGTTAACTGACATTATACATCTCTACCAAATTCTAGATCTAACCTATCTTGCAAGTCGTTACGTTCTTTAATTAGGTGTGGATCGACTGCGCCACTAGCAGAATCATTGGTTATTTGATTATTAAGAACGTTTAGTCTATCATTTAGTTGATCTTGTTTCAAACTCTTTTGATTAAAGTTGGATCCACCTGTAAATAGGTTATTAACAAATGAACCTATGTTATTTGGATTAGCTATTGTACCCGTTAGACTTGGTATACTAGTAGCCGAGCCTATATTTACGTTAGGATTGATTCCAGGTGTGTTAAATGTATTGCTACCTATATTAACACCATTGCTTTGTACTTTGTTAGTTGGCATGTTGACTGTTCTGTCTACACTTCCTCTTACAGGAGGAGTGCCGCCTAATGTACTACTACCTTGAGCAGTTGGTATGATGATATCACCGATTGGGTTTTCACCTCTGAGTATGCCGCCTAGTATTCTTGTTCCATCTTTTTCTAAAACAGAACCTAGATCTATATCTTTAGCTTCATTGAATATGACAGCACCTTTTACTACTGCACCGAGGATATTTCCACTAAACAAATCTTGTGCAACACTGCCTGCTGCATCTAGTAATCCGCCTTGGAATAGTACCGTATCCTCAAGTAAATTACCAAACTGTCCTAAGGGGCTAGGTGTTTTATCGTAGTGTATCTCGCCAAACCCTTTAGGGTTAATATTGTTTACAAAGCCTGTCGAATACTTAACTGCTTCATAGTTTATACTCATGTTATGCTGCATCAGACCGCCACTTGCATATGCGTGACTGTCATGTCCAAAACTTGTTACAATAGGATTGACTAATGTATACTCAGCAAAACGCTTTTGATACATTGAGTATACTCTAATATCCTTAAAGAATCGTGTGTTACCTTGACTAAAACCCCATTGTCCGTTTCTGTATCCTGTATATTTGTTTTCGGTGTTATAAGTGCCGCTTCCTAGAGGATGACTGCTGTCTTTATAGTAGAAGTTTTGATAGGTATGTATGAAACTTCTAATTAAATCCTTTTGATCATCGTGAAATGTAATGTTTACAGGACTGTAATTAATTTTATGTTGGCTGTGAGTTTGCTTGTTATATTGGTTATGAGTTTCTGTTTGTACTGTAAAGCTAGGCAAATCAATTGTTTTGACCAGCATAGGTATTTCCATCTTCTCAACACTATTAAAAAGTTGTGCAGCGTCAGGAGTAAAATTAAAAACAACAGCAAATAGATGCTGATACCTAGGCTGTAGTTCATAGTTATTGTCTACAAACAACCTAGCAGCATGCTGAAAGTCTTTGATCTGATCGCCTTTTTCAAGAGCGTTCAGGAATGAATTAACACTTGCCAAAACTGATTCTCCTATACAGTATTTATCCATAAAAAAAGCCCTCAAAAACTGAGGGCTCTTTCTATATAGGTTTACTATTAACCAGTTACAACTGTACCTACGTTACGTGCTACACTAGCACCAACGCCGTCACCAATTGGTGACTGAATTGCGTTATCAAATCTAATTGCTGCTGTAATAGTTACAGGCTCATTTGAAGCGTAGTTTAAGTCATTGTAGTTAACATTTTGAATAAAGCAACCATAAAGTTCCCAAGTCTCGAGAACGTTTGCTACACTTGCTCCGTTACCACCATCTAGAATCTCAAATCTTGTGATGAACTTGTAGTCAATACCTGCTGCGGCACTAGCTTGTTCCATTACATCGAACTGCTTTTGTACCTGCTCGCCAAGTAGTCTGCTTACACTACCATTTACGTCATCGCGGAAGTTAACTGTAATTGGATCCCAACTGTGCTTACCTGCTAGATAAACACGTGAGTTGTATACAGGTACTTCCATTTCTTCAAATGTTAAATTTGGGCGAGTAATGTCCATTACCTGTTTTGTTAGTTCTGTACGTGGAGTAGACACGCCAAGGTTCTCAAATAACGCACGGAAGCGATATTTTAGCTTGGGCATTAGCAAACCCTGTGCGTTAGCTGACTGATCACTGTCTAATGGTACAGTAAATTTTGTTAGTGATGAAACTGACATATTGTCTGCCTCCTTATATTATAATATTATTTATCTATATCCACTCAAGAAAAATGGGGGGTCTTTTTAGGATCCCCCATTATTTCCTGCGTTTAAGGCGCCTTAAACTGCTTGTGCTGCTGCTACATTGCCGCTTGCAATCTCACCTGTGTTCTTAAGTCTAATTGGAATATAAATAAATTCCGCTGCCTTAACTGGCTCAATAGCAATGTCAACGTATAGTTCGTTACGATCAATTCTATCACTTGTGTTGTTTGATTCATCACAAACTACTAGGTAATCGTAAACACCGCGTTTTGCAACAAGATCGTTCATTAGCTGTTCAATCTGCTCTTTGAGCTCGTCTCTTGTGATCTTATCGTTTGGTTCGAACACAAAGCCAACTGCTGTACGCTGTATAGTTTTACGTAGATATGCAATCAGTCTTGATACGTTAATACGATCCAATGCACTTGTGCCTGATATATTTGTTTTATTACCATAGTTAAGAATACCAACACCGTTAAAGAATGTAATTGGATTAATGTTATTAGCGTATAGTGTATCACGTAGTGATTCACGAACATTGTCAGTAACAAACTCGCCTGTAGCACTGTTAACATAACCAATACTACCTACGTTGTCAACAAGTCCGCGACGTGTACCAGCCGGAGCAAACCATTGGAAGCTCTGATCATCGCTACGTGCAATAGTGCGTAGTATAATATGACTTGCTGGAACTGTAACGGTTGAACCGCTTAGGTCAGTTGTTTGACCTGAGGGGTAGAACACACCGAGATATGGATCAGTGGTTGTTAAACCATCATCGCCATTATCACTTGCACCATTTGCATTGGTTGCCCAATTCTGTAGCGCAGTGCTATTAGCTGCTAGACGCATTGGTGTATCACCAACTACAAACCCTGTATTGCGTCTATCGTTGTTTAGACTTACCATGTTAGCAATTAACTCTGGATATCCTGGTGCAGCAATAATATTAAAGTCTCTGCTATCTTCACGGAGCTCTTCGCTACCATCAATAGCCGCCTTCATTGCTGCTGTAACAACTGAACGTACAGCCTTGCGTCCCATATATGGACTACCGTCGTTGCGGTTACCACTTGCAGTTACCCATGCATCCTTTTCTGTTGGAAGTGTTGGGTAAAGTGTAGTATCACTGAAGTTTGTTCTGCTAAAGTAGTTGCTACGGAACTGCTTAACACCATATGTACTACGGCGTGTGTTAAATAGCAACATGCCTCTTGGATAAATTGCAGGATCTGGACGGTCAATATCAACTACGTTGCTGGTTAGCAAGCTCTTTGTTGTTGCTACTGTACCTGTAACAACATCAGTTGTTGTGTCACCCATAAAGCGAGCATCAGCAAATAAAATGCCGTCTTCTGTTGTTTGATCCGTATTATCAATTAAAACAAATTGATTTTCACCTTCAACTGCTTCGTAGCGATAAAGTTTTGGATAGTTTTCTAAATCGCTTGAGTCTAACCAAAGATCACCTACAACTAGTGAGGTCTCATCGCTTTGTGTTAGTGGCTCTGTTGAACTTACAATTACACCATCTGGACTTGTGTTAGATAGATTGTGTCCACGTGCATCATTAGTTACGTTCTGATAGCCCTTCCAAGTGCCACCGTCTTGAATCATAATGTCTACTTCAAATCCTGTATTATACCAATAACGATTGTTTGCAGGATCTGCACTAGGTGAACTTGTACTCACTGTATATGTTGGTGCTACCCAGTTGCTTACGATTAAGTCACTTGAGTTACCAGCACGTACCTGACCAGTTGTAATACTAGTAGTAATACCTGCGTCAGTTAGAGGGGTGCCGCTTGTGTCTTTTAGGATAAGCATACCACCAAGGCCATGTTTAATTTTTAAGTAGCCATCGCTTGTGACTTCTGCACTTACATTAGCTACGTTTGCAGCGTTAATGTCACTTGCTAGTGAGGCAATAGTTGTGCCGCTAGTTGTAACTGTAACAGCACTTGTTAGTGTTGTACTGTTAGCTGCGCTTGCTTGGATTGTAAACTGCTCACTGCTTGTAATTGGATTTGCATCATTTACAAGTCCTGTAACTTCTAAGATACCTGTAGCATATCTACGGAAAATCTTGTAAGTTACAGTGTCATTTTCACTTGTATCAAATTGTGTGTAATATGAGCCAACTGTGATTGCTTTACCGCCTGTTGTGTCTAGATTTTTTAGGGCTGTTTGATCGTTCTCATAAAGAGGAGAAGATACCTGCTCAAACTGTGATGTAGTTGCACTATATACACTAACATCAAGTTGTGCACCCAAGTTACTTGTGGTGGTCTTTACCCAAACACTACCACTTGGACGTGGTGTAGTATCTGTGCTTTTCCATTCAGGAACGGTATAGTGCTCACTCTGTTGAACAAGTGGGCATGCATATGTACCTGCTGTTAGACCGGTACTACTTAGGATTGTACCACTACCGTTAGCTAGTGTAATCTTTCCGTCGGTGGTTGAACCGTCACTTGCTGCTGAACTTGTGGCATAAATTTCAATCTTATTATCAACTGCTGCGGCTGTAACGCCTGTAATTGCTGCACTGTTAATGCTACTTGCTAAGTTAGCAACTGTTGTTCCTGATAGTGTAACAGTTGTGCTGTTGATTACAATAGTATGACCATTTACTAGTGTTGGACTAGCAGTTGTACCTGTGATTGCTGGCCAACTTGTCTGCCATGAACTGCCGCCTACTAGTACCCAAGTATTACTGCGGTTTTTGTAGTAGGTTGGATTAGCAACGTTTGTTGCAACCACAGCATAATCACCAATAGCACCAATTGAAGTTTTTGGCACACCACCATCTAAATCATCTGTGCTTGTAATCACAGTTGGCACTGTGTTAGTAAATGCACCAGTGCTTGCGTTCCATTGGAAGATACCCCAGCGACTATCTGAGCTTGCATCTAGCCAAACGGTACCCGCATTTGGCGCACCTGTTGGACGACTTGCACTACCTATAAGATCTGCTAGATCAATATCAGCACGAGTTACATAAGCTCTGTTACTTACACCCAGTAAGCTGTACGCTGCCATCAATCCATATTCGTTTATTTCATATCCGTGAATTGGTGTTCCT